AAGAAACAATGGTCTTCTAATATCAGAACTTTGTTGTAGATATGCATCTAAAACTTTTAATGATTGTGTTCTAAATTCTTGAACAGTAGTAACAGGTAATATCACCATTCTATTTGGGTCTATACCTCTATCAACTACCATTTGTTTTGTAATTGCACTTTCAGATTCGAATAACATAACACCACCTTCTGGGTTAGCATCTAGAAAATGTTTTATAATACCCATAAGAAAAAATGTTTTACCTGTTGCACTTTCACCTGCGATTGCAGTTATTTTATTTTGAGGTAAACCACCATGTAGTGAACCTGATAGTAATGCATTAAATGCATATGAACCTGTATCAATAAATGTATCTACATCGCCTGCTTCTACACCATCTGATACAAGTGCCGCATATTCATTACCAGTTGTTTTGATAATGTCTTTAAAAAAATCGTCAGCCATATTTACTCCTTATTTAATTGCTACTGCACCAACAAACATATGATTACTCCAGAAACATTGTACATCTTGAAACCCAGCACTAAGTATCATATCTTTAATTTGAGACCAACTATTTGGTTTCAACATATGTCTTAATGTTTTCTCTTTGTCCATAATATCTTTGGGTTCAAAGTTTTTTCTTTTGTAATCATAATAATTAAATGTCATCATTTCTTGAATCCTTGCATTTGTACATAAAAGTTTTTCTGCAAAAATAAAACCACCACCAACATTTAAACCATTATAAATCTTTTGTATTACATCTGCTCTATCTTTCATAGGCATAAATTGTAAAGTGAATATTGAAGTAACTAATGAACAATTATAAAAATCATAGAATCGAATATCATCTTTAATAAATTTTACTGCAGTATCTGGGTACTCTTTTTCTAATTGTTTTATTCTGTTGTCTAATGGTTTAGAAAACCCTTCAGCCAATTCAACACCCTCATAAGTTGCATCACTACAAAATTCTTTATTTGATTCAATCATCATTCGGGTAACCTTACCAGTAGAACAACCAATATCAACAACTTTGGTATTACCTTCTACAAAATATTTTGAAAGATTAACAATATCTTCTAATAAATTAGAATATCCTCTAATTGAATATTCTATGTGTTCATCAAAACCTTCTTCTCTATGAGCAAAAGTAAAATCGTATTTTGTCATTTAGTCTCCTTATATGGTTTAAGTACCTTTTCATATATTGATTCAGCAATAGCTTTCATCATAAGTGGTGGTACCATTCTTCCCATTCTTTCAGATTTTTGTTCCCACTTACCTGTTAGTTTAAAATCATCTGGTAAACTCATAACTCTTTGAGTTTCACATAGAGCAAGTTTTCTCATTTCTTTCCAATGAATACACCCACCAGAAGCTGTAATCGTAGGACTAGGTTTATGTCTGGATATTCTTTTCATATTGAAGTGATGGCCCTTTGGATGATAGTCACAACCAGTTAATACTTTATCTGGGTCTAATGGCATTTTTGATGCAGTTTCAAAAGTAGAACCTTTTGCAAACTTTTCTGTTAATGTTTTTATTTCTTCTTCATCATAATCTAAGTTTTCAAATGCTTGACCACAAGTAATTGGTTCAGAAAACTTCTCTGGAAATATACTTGATATATTCATAAAAGTAAGACCAATTGCTGAAGTAACATCTTCACGAACAGCAATAAATATTAATCTTTTTCTAGTTTGTGGTACACCATAATGTGATGAATCTAAAACCATTGATGAAACATCATATCCAATATTTTCAAATTCATTTGTTATTTTGTTATAATATTCTTTTGCTTCACCCATTGTTAACCCTGCAACATTTTCACCAACAATTACTTTTGGTTTAATTTCATTTGCAACTCTTAAATATTCAAAAAACAAATCTTCAATGTTTTCAATCTTTTTACCATCTGAATATTTTTTAGTTTGACCGAATCCTTTTGAATGCCCACCTTGAACCATTGCACCAGATACTGAAAATGCACTACATGGTGGACTACCATCTAATAAATCTAATTCACCTGGTTTCAATTTAATTACTTCTAAAATATCTTTACCTGTAAGTTCTTTAATATCATCTGGCATGATGGGTGTATTTGGATAGTTCTCTTTGTATGTTTTTCTAGCTTCTTCTACAAACTCATTGATAGCTAAAATCTTGCCACCAGCGAGTCTATAACCTGTACTAGAACCCCCACCACCAGCAAAAGTTGACATTACAGTAAACTTCTGTTGTTTTTCATTTTGTAATACATCTTTTAAATAATAAGGTTTATAACTCATGATACGGCCTCAATACATTTTCATAAAGTGAACTAGCAAGTGCACCCATCATTTTTGGTGCAACCATTCTACCAATTCTTTCAGCTCTTTGGTCAAACTGACCATTAACAGTTTTTTTGTTTGTTGTTAATTTAAAATCTTCAGGTAAACTCATTAATCTTTTTAATTCTGGTAATGTTAATTTTCTATTCTTTGCATAATGAAATACACCAGATACAGTAGTTTGTTGACCTCTTTGTGTTAAAGTAGGACTAGGTAAATCAGGACAGGGTCTTATCATATTAAACATTGACCTTTTAGGATTAATATCTAAAAACCTTTCATCTGAAGGTTTAATATGTCTTGATGGATTAAACTCTAATAACTCAATCCATTTTTTTTGAAACCCACCTTGAACATAATCAAGTAATAGTTTTTCTTCTGCAGGGTCGCTTACAATATCATCAATAGCAGATTTAATAGAAATGTGTTTACCCACTGGTTCTGGATAGATATTATTCATAGTCATAAAATTTAACCCAACTTCTTCGCAAACATCTTCTCTTATACAAACAAATATTGTTCGTTCTCTTGCTTGTGGTACACCATAATCTGCAGCATTCATAACTTTATAAACCACATCATAACCAATCTTTTGAAATCCATTTACAAACTCATTTAACTTTTTCTTTGCTTCACCTGCAGTAATACCTTTTACATTTTCAGCAACAATTATTTTAGGTTGAATCTCTTTTGCAATTCTAATATATTCTAAAAATAAGTCTTCTATATTTTCTACTTTCTTACCATCTGAATATTCTTTTTCTTGGTCCCAACCTTTATCTCTTTTACCTGAAATACTAAATGCAGAACACGGTGGACTACCATCAAGAATATCTAACTCACCTGGTCTTATACCAGCTTCTTGTAAGAAATCATGACCTGTTAAATCTTTTATATCTTGAGGTAACATAGGAGTATCTGGATAATTAGCCAAATAAGTTTCTCTAGCTGATTCTACAAATTCATTTACTAATAATATTTGACCACCAGCAAGTTTATAACCAGTTGATGAACCCCCGCCACCAGCAAATGTTGAGATTACTGTAAACTTTGGTTTACTAGCTAATTCATAAACATCTTTTAAATAATAAGGTTGATACATTATAAAAATCTTTCTAAAGTTGCATTGTTATTATACACCATAATATTGTCTTTGTAAACCTCCATCATGCGTTTTCTTTGCTTAAAATTAATCTTATTATTATTTAGCAAAGTTTCAAACAGGGTTGCTATACCACTGTCTAATTGTAGATTTAAATGTTTCTTTACATTACCAATTAAATCAAATTCTACAAAAGAATTTCTTACAGTATGTTTTTGATATGGTTTATTTAATTCAAACCAATCAAATTGATAAAAGAACTCTTTTATATTTTGAGATAGATAAGGTGTTACAAAACATTTTCCGTGTTGTATTGCAAGATTTAAATGTTGATGATAACCAGCACAATTTTCTGGTTTAAAGTAATCATCTCTAAAAGTATCAAATTTAGATTTTGGTTCTTTAAAATGCATGCATGCTTTTTTACTTACACCATAATATCCATCAGCTGCCCAACCAGAAACAACATAGGTTTCTTTTATTTTAGGATACACATATAAAAATGGATACACACATTCAAAATGTGTTTTCTTTTTACAACCAAATTCTACAAGTTTATAAAAATCTTCTACTAAGTTTTCTGTTGGTATTTCTATTCCTACAAAATCCCATTTCATTATCTTAGCAATCTCTTTTGCTTTTTGAAAATCATAAGACGGATTATTATCTAATTGAAAACTATAAGCAGTAATCTTTTTTCCTGCTCTTTCAGCGGCAAATGCAACAGATATTGAATCAACACCACCTGATAATAATAAAGCCACTTCATCTGATAAAGCAGTATTTGCAACTTGATAAGTTAATAATTCAGATATTGTAGTTCTCAAAAGAAACCCTCTAAAGTACCTTGAGTACCATAAGTGGTATCAATCTTCCAATTTATTGAATTAACAATAAGAACCAATGGGTCAACAAATACCTTTTCAAACTGAATATCATAATCAATATATGGTTTAATTTTAAACTCACCTGGAAGTTTTGACATAAACGAAATAACATTAGCAGAATAGGGATTAGGTTGTTTCATGTAAAGAAACTTAATCTTATCACCTTCTTGAATTAAAGGATATTTGTGAATAAGTTTATTTTGTTTTATTTTGTGATTGTAAATTAAACACCCTTTGATATGCATAGGTGTACCTTTTTTAAAAGTAGTACCAGAATCCATATACTTTTTTAATCCATTAACAGAACGCGGAAATGCAATCTGTTCAGGATTAACACTTGTAAACTTCTTATGAAAATCTTGAATAAAAGTGTTTAATGTTTTTTCATCACTTGACATAATAATCTTTAAAGCATCTTTAATCTTCTCTCTACAAATTGCTGGTGTCGAAGACTTGACTGCTTCGATACCCATCATTTTTAATTTAGGTTCTTTATAAGAAACACCTTCACTATCAAAAACATTTAAAATGTATCTTTTCTTTGCAACCCAAATACCTTTATCAGCAATTACTTCTCTTTTCATCATCATCTTATTTTCAAATGCTTGAGTGTATTGTGAAAGTTCTTTGTAAGAATCATCAATAAATGGTTCAAGTTTTTCTGTTGCAACTTTGTTTAAAAACTCAACAGGATTCTTTGGTTTCACGCGTGAAACTAATTCGTCTAATGTAATATAAATTGAATCTGTATCTGAAGCAATTACATAATCTTTATCATTTGTATCTAAAATCTTATTTAAATAATTATTTACTTTGTTTTCAATCCAACGAATTGATAGTTGACCAGAGGTTGTAATACCTTCAGCAATCGCAATATCATAATAACGGAACCATTGATTACCAATCGCACCATATGCTGAGTTTAGTGAAATCTTTCTGGCCATTTGAATATTGTTATAACGACTAATAAGTTTAACATATTTTTCATCTTTTGTATCTTCATAATCTTGTTGTGCTTGTAACATTTTCTTTTTATAAATCACTCTATCATTATAAAGTTCTTGCATCATCGCAGGAAGAAACCCTTGTTTATTTGTTTTAAATAATGCACCGTTTGGTGTCATAGTAGTTTTTTCTATTAGATTTAATTTTGTTTTTTCTAACATATCATCAACATTAATATTTTGATTTTTACTTTTTAATAAGGTTTCAGGTGATAGATTATATTGCATAATTAAATGAGGATACAAAGAGTTTAAATCAAAAGAAAGAACCCAATTATGTAAACCAGTTTGTGGTTCTTTTACATATGCACCTTCATACTTTTCACTTTTTGAATTAGAAGTCTTTTGTGGTATTGCAATCTTTCTTTTTCTTAAAAAATTGTAAACAAGCACATCCCAGTATTTTACCGAACCAAAGACATCTTCATAATTTACTTTTGCTTCATAAGCCATGGTGAGTAATAAACTAATTAAACCCATCTTGTCTTCAAGTTTATCGACAATTTCAACATCTTGAATATTATAATCAATAAAAGATTGATAGTCTTTTGTATACCAATCTTTAAAAGTTTCATAAGGGTTGTCATCTTTCTTTTCACCGAGTTCAATAAAAGCAATATGGTCAAGTCTATATGATTCTCTTTTGGTATATGTAAATTTTTGATATAGATGAAAAAAGTCTAATTGAGAAACACCCATAATATCAAACATTAATTGTTCACGACCCATGGTAAAAACTTTTCTAGAAGAAACATTACCCCACGGTGAAAGTTCTCTCATTTTTTCTTCGCCAAAAAGTTTTTGAATACGATTTACAAGATAAGGCACATCAAAGAAATCTGTATTCCAGCCTGTGATTACATCAGGCTGATGTTTAGACCAGAATGCCATAAACTCTAAAATCAATTCATTTTCATCTTTACAACTTACATAAGTTACATTGTCTTTTGTCTTTTTGTAATCACCAATACCCCATACCACAATGTTTTTAGATTGATGATTTTTAATTGTAATTGAAAGTAAAGGTTCGATTGCTTGTTCTGGATTAGGAAAACCATTTTCACATTGAACTTCAATATCAATCGTAACAATTAGTATTCTATCAATATTCCAATTTGGTTTGTCAGGAAAAGTATCTGAAATATAAGTGTAAGGAAATTTGTCATAACCAAAACAAAGATGTGGTTGAGATTCGTATTTTGATATAAATTCTTTTGCCTCTTTAATTGTATCAAACTTATAAGGCATGACAGGTTTATTATCAAGTGTTTTCCAATTAGTTTGTTTCATAACAGGAACATAAAGAGTTGGAGAATACTTAACTTTAAATTTAAGTCTTTGACCGTGTTCGACACCTCGAACTAAAAGATTGTTGCCCCATTGAACAACATTTGTATAGAAATCCATAATGTAATTATATCAGAGTTTTTATAATTGTCAACCAAATAAATTCAGTTGAGCAGAAGTATCAACATCATTAGGATAATGTCTAATTAAAGTTTTTAATTTATCTTCTGCAGTTGCAAGTTTAGTAAGTTCTGAATCAACAGCAGCAACCATATCTGGATGCTCGCCGATGCCTGATGGGTTTTTACGATAAACTTCTATGTTAGCAGCTGCTGCTTTCATATCTGCTTC